TTAGTATACAGGGCTATGGGGCAGAAAGAACTTAGAGGTGTGTTGAAAGAGGTGATGTTACAAAACCAAACTCAATCTCAAATCTTAAATGTAATTAATCAAACAAATAAAATACAAAACCCTATTTTTTCAAACAAACCTGTACCAGAATTAAACCCAGAATTGGGCAATGTTTACGTTCCAGGTTTTCTTAAAAAACATGTATATGATTATTTCCTAAAAGGGCAAAATAAAATATTCCAGGATTCTGGCACAGATTACATGGTAGCCTTAAATAAATCTGTATCAGATGCATTACAATTTTTACAAAGACTTACTTCGAAAGGTGGTCCATTAGATACAGATTTGAATGGTTATCAAACCTTTGTTAAAGATAAACTTAAAGCATTAGAGGAAAGAATTGGAAGTAAAGTTATTGGTGATAAAAGTTTAATAGGATTTGTAGATGATGCTATTGTTGGATTAGATAAACTAGAAACTAATGCAATGAGAAAAGGTATAGAAAAAAATGAAGATTACTTAGCTACTAAACAAAAATTCCTAGATGCTTTACCAAAAGAAGTACAAGAAATTTTAACTGAGTTCTATGATTTAACTTGGAAATATGCTGCTCAATACAATAGAATGATTGACGACATACAAGCACAGGTAGCTAAAGGTACAGTATTTGATGATATAGGTGAACAGATACCTTGGCGAGAAGGTATGGCAGGTTTACAAAAAATAGAAAGAAGAGATAATTATTTTCCAAGAATCTTTAACTTAAACAATCAGGAAACTTATACTCTTATGTTTTCTATAAAAGATAAAACAGGTAAATTATTACCGGCTCAAAAAGTTCCTATTAGATATTTAGACAAGAGCAACGAAGTACATTCATTAGAAAATTTACATTACAGTATGTCTTTACATGTAGAAAAAATGAAGTTAAAAAAGGGTGAAGACATTGTGTATACATTCCGTCCAAATGGTAGACCAATTGACCGAGTAGATGCAACAGGACAGCCCGAAGTATCTTCACGATTAAGATTACTATTAGATGACACAGACCAGCTTACAGCTATGAATCATAGTCAAGTAAAAAAATTATTAAATGAAGGGAACTTTGATTTCAAAACTTTTTATCACAATGCATTTGTAGCAGGTCCAAGTATGTCAAAACCAAGGTTAGGCTTACGTCCAGATTACGAACAAAATCATGTTACCGCTTTAGGTATTTATATGAATCGTTTAGCTAGACACATAGCAATGATTAAACCTACAGCTGAATCTGATTCTGTTATAGCTCATTTAAGAAAACAACCAGAATTAGCAAAAGACGGTATACAAGATGCATCAGCTTATATAAGTACCGTAACTACACAAATTGATGATGCTTTAGGAAGACCGTCTCCTACAATAAAAATGTTAAACAAAGCTATTAATGAATTAGCTACACGAGCTAGAAAGATACAAGGCATAAATGAACTAAAAGAACCCCTTGATTTTCGTAAAGTAGTTAATTTTAATAACACTATGAATTATTATACTCAGTTTGGTATCAACCCAATGGCTGCTTTAATTCAAACTAGTATGGCTGTAACTTCTGTTGGTCCAGCTGCCGGTGGTAAATATCTAATGAATCATTTTACCAAACACAACGGACAAAATTTCAGACGAGATGTAGGTGATTACATAACTATGAACAACCCTGCTGCTCAAACAGGTGAGTTAAAAGCTATAACTGCACAAAAACGAAAAAGATTTAATTCATTTCCTAAAAAATACAGAGACGAAATTGAAGACATGGCTCAATTGTACGAAGAAAATAACTTAAACTTAGACTCGGGTCATGCTCTACTGTTAGCCGATACGCATGTATCAGATGTAGGTAGGGAAGCTAAAAGTTGGCTTGGTAAAAAAGGTGAACAATATGCGGCTATAGGAGATTGGGCTACTACTTTGTTTCGTCAAGGTGATATTATACCAAGAAAATTAGCTTTACGTATAGCATACCTTGCAAGTGATGAAGTATTTACAAACGTAATTACTAAATTAAATAAACTTAATTTGAATTGGCAAAAAGAAACATACAATTCTACTAAAATTATAAGTATGATAAAACAAGAACGAGGTATGAGTCAATTAAACCCATTAGAAGAAGCAGCTATGGAGTTAATAGTAAACTCTGCTGCACGTAAATACACAAAATCCGGTAGGGGTAAATATTTTACTAAAACAGGAAAAGGTAACACTTACACTTATCAAGTTAATCGTGACTTTAAGAAAGATTTAGCAACAAGATTCCAGGAAAAAACTAACCATCTATACAACTCAGCTAACAACACTGGGTTTATGAATAACCAAACTTTGAAAGCATATAACTTGTACAAAAAATTTGCTGTTAAAGAATTTGAAAGGATGACAGGGCTTGTACAAAAAGGTCAATACGAAGCAGCTGTAGGTAGTATTGCAGGTTATGGTGCTATCGCAGGTGGGTTAGGAATACCGTTTGCTAGAGATATATTAAACTTTTATTCCTGGTTGTACAAAACATCTATGATAGAAGGGGGTATTGTACCCGACTTAGGTAGCGGATTACCTGTACCAGAGTTGCTTGACCCAGAATATGCACTTAGGTCATCAGGAGATAGTTGGTTTGAAAAATTAGCTTTAACAGGGGTTGCAAGTATAGCCGGTTTAGACCTCAGTCAAGCCGGTGCCGTAAATATGTCAAGTCATTTTGACCCTAGGGGTACTGGATTTCTTAAGTCTACAAGTGGGGCTGCAGATTTAGCTATGAACGTAGTAATGGGTGACACTTATATTAAAATAAGTAAGCTAATGAGAGCTTTTAATTGGGGCGGTACTAGTGCTGACTCTCAACAGATAATTTCAAATGCGGGAGATAAAGCGTATGTTGATGGCGAACATGATTACGCTCTTAGAGTCTTAGAAAGTATATCAAGTTTTATTCCAGGTGCCGATAGGATGATGAAATTATTTACAGTACCCGCAGGAGTAGCACCACTCGATTATAGAGGGCGACCATCTAATGTATATAACGAAGTATTTAAGAGTGGAGAAACAGATTCTTATATGGACATGTTACCTGCTGGTATTTTCAAAGCTCTTGGCGGTAAGTCTGTTGATGAATCTATGTATGAAATGTCTAAGAGTGGTCGAAGAAGGTCAGAACTAACTGAAGCAGTTGCAGGTAGACAACAACGAGCTATGAAAGATATAGTACGATTACAAGTAAAAATACAAAGAGCCAAAGCTATAGGAGATAAAGATACTGTTCAAGGATTGACGATGGACATAAAACATATTGCACAAGAATATGAAATTACAAATAAAATGATTGAAAACTTTGTCATTAAACATGGTATGGGTAAGGTTACAAAGACACCAAGAAATGCAGCAGAAAGATTAATGTTGCAACAAGATTTAGATACGGCAACAATTGACCCGAACACGGGTAAGTATGTTCCTATGAGAGATAGATAAACGACAAGGAGGTTATTATGGATATAATGAGTTATGTACCCTGGGTACTAACAGGTGCTATGTCAATTGGTGGATATTTATTTAAGAATAAATACGGTCAGTTCAAAGTTATCATTGAAACATTTGTAGATATGATTGAAGACGACAAAGTTACACCAGAAGAGCTAGACACTTTTATGAAAGAAGTAAAAAAACTATTAGGAAAATAATATGGAAGTTATACACTGGATAGACTTAGGTGATTTTTACCGACCAATTGAAGTTATTATTGTAAGTAAAGATGCCTTAGAACACAAAGCAAAAGAGCTGGGTGTGTATGATGACGGTGAAATAGTTGAAGGGCTTTGGGTTAGCAATGACCATAGTATCTACGTTAGCTCAGAGCCTGTACACAATACCGCTGAGTTTGTTTTATTGCATGAATTAACACATGCATTTGATGACTTATGTGATACACACACAGAAGAAGAGAATCAAGTAGACTGTAAGGCTGCGTTGTTAGCAGGGTTTTTAACACACAACCCTAAGTTAATTGATAAGATACGAAACAAGGAGTTAGTATGAGTAGAATAAAAAACGAACAAGATGGATGGTTTGGCAAAGTTCGTCATAGAAACGGTAAAACTATTATGACTGAAATTTCTATGGAAATAGATGGTATAGAGTTTCCTGTTATATATCCTGGTATTACTTTTCGTGAGATACAAACATTAAAAAACGTAGAAGTAAATGATAGAGGTGAATTCTTAGAAGATATACCAAGGTATATAGTTACAAACGCTTTCAAAGCTGCTCAACGAAGAATAAAAGAAGGCAAAAATCCTTTCTATGAACCAGGTGTAGATACCTCTGGTGCAACTAGTGTTACAGATACAAACAATATGCTTAACATGGTTAGTGGAAGGTATATAGGTGAGTCAGGTAAAACATATGCTCAGGACAGAAAGCATCAATTTGTTATAATGGACAGTGCAGAGTATTCAGTTAGGGCTTCGTTCTACCAACTATTCAAAGATATAGAAGCAAAAGAAGGTAATTTATATCAAATAATAAAAAAGTTTGCTCCTGGAACAGATGATAATAATGTAATGGCTTATACCCAATCTGTGTATCAACAACTTACTGGAATAAAAGGTGCACCAGAAGATGTGTTATTAGGTTATGAAGTAGGTGATGCACAAATTGTTGAGTTGGTAAAGGCTATGAATCTACACGAGAATGGGAGAGGTTCTGAAACAACTGCAAAATGGAATAGTTTAATTGATAGTTTACTTCAACAATATGGTACCCCAGAAGCTCTAGGTGCGGACATTGATTTTAACCCAGGTAGGTATCCTTTAATAAATACAACGGATTCTAATAGAACGTTATGGAGAGAGAAACCATTTGCAAACGGCAAGAGTAGATATGAACGAAAAGAATTATTTGATACATTAGCTAACAAAAACAATGATGGTGTAAATTATTTTGACCTTGCTAAGAAACTTATGAATGGTCCCAAGGGTAATTATGAGTATGTAAATGACCCACGATTAGGGTTAGCTCCGGCAAATAATACTGAGATTGCATTACATTCTGCGGCTAGAGAATTGTATGAAGCTGATTACATCAAATTAAATGAGAACGATAAAATACAATTTTGTAACCAACTACGTAATAGGTTTGCAGAACATAAAAATTTACTAGAAAAACAAGAACAGTTCTTACGTTTACATAAAGGTTACGAAAAAGGTTGGGCATCTGTTGCTACAAACCAATTTGTTGACCCAAAAAGATGGACAGGACTACGAGAAGCGTTAGTAAAATCTACTGAGCCAGGCGATTATGCTTCTCTAGGTAAAAATGCAGTTGTAAACTTATGTAAGGTACCTATTGATAGTGAAGTAGAAAAACAAAAAAACTTACAAGAAAGAATAACCGACACTGGGTTTATAGATATGAACAAATTGTTACAAGACAAAGGCACTGGGCGTAAAGTAGAAAAAGATAAATTACCACCTGATTTGTCGGGTACTACACCCGATAATGAACGCATTATAACACAAGACGCATTAAGGAAATTAACTGCAAATGAATGATTTAAGTTCTATAGAAAGTATTATAACAAACTTAGGATTCCCTATACTTGTAGCTTTGTTTGTATTATACAGACTAAATTCTAGCTTAGAAAAATTACGCACTAGTCTAGACAAACTGTGCACAGAGTTAAACAACAGAGAATTAGTATTAAAAGAACTTGTCTTAAAGGTAGATTACTTAGAACAATCAGTCTACCGTAATTCAAATATTAAAAGGAGAACAAATCGACAATGAAATACATACTGATATTTTTACTATTAGTATTACCGGCTTATGCCACAGATAATTCTACGGCAACACAAACAAATACAAGTGGGACGAACACCAGTATATCAGGTGGTTACACCTCCACAACTACGAACAACAACGATGGTCAAACTAACAGCACAACCTCCACAACGACCAACGCTACTACGCATAACAACTCCACCAATAACAACAACAAAAACGATATACCTGTGCCCACAGCCAGTGCACCGAGTATGAGTTCTTACTCCCAGGACTTATGTACTGTTGGTGTTAGTGCTGGTGTTCAAGTCCCTGGAATAGGTGTTGCTACCGGTACATACTTTACCGATGAGAATTGTGAACGTATGAAACTATCTAAGCTATTGTATGACTTTAACATGAGGGTTGCAGCTATAGCTATACTATGTCAAGACGATAGAATCTTTAGTGCTATGGACCATGCAGGTACACCGTGTCCATTCGAAGGACAAATAGGTAAGGCGGCTAAAGACCAGTGGAAAAAATATGATGTAGAAAGACCAGACTATACACGGTACATTAAGAACTTACGAAGACGAGCTAGTATAGATGCTAGGTTACAGAAAGTATTAGAGAAACGAGTCAATACAGAATTTGAATTGTATGGCGATGATGATGATGAAGATTAATTATCTCGGTTGGTTTTATTTTCTTATTAGTTTTATGGTAATAGCTTGGGCTTGTTTTGCTGAGGATATAACTACTGGTAACTTGTTACCTAACGGAACTAACAATGCTAGTAATTATCAAAGCGTAGATTCTACTATACCTAATGTTACAACTAATGGGTTTAACACAACAGGTAACATAAGAAACTGGGGACAAGAGTTAGAGACTACAGGTACCGGTGGTATCAATGTTACCGGCTCACTTGTAGGTATAACTACAGGCGATGATACTACTGACCAAGACAAACTAAACAACGGGGTTACACTTAACTCTACTACAATCGTACAGAACTGTGAGTACCAAGGCTCTAACTGGCAATGTGGTCAAGCTAAGCCAGGACAAGATACATATACTACTACTGTTAGCATACTAGATGAGAATGGGAATGTACTATCTACTGTAAACCAAGTACGTAACAATGATGCAGGATATGGCAGTAATGCACATAAATATACTGATAGTGTTACACATACAGGTACAGGTAGTAATCAATTTTACTGGGCATGGGAGGGTGTAGACTTAGGTTATGATACTTACAATACTAACCTTGGTGGACCTAACTTGCTTGGTGCTAAACTTACTATGACATATGACAATGTAGTAGTACAACCAGAAATTATAGAAGAGATTATAGAAATAATAGAGGAGTTTTATGAATGGGAAGAACAATTCGAAGAACCGACATTTATTCCGATAATGGAAATACCGATAGAGATTATAGAAGAATTCGAAGTGCTAGAAGAACTAGCCCTAGAAGAACTCACACCTTTGCCGAACCTGGAGGAAGCTTTCGAGGAGCTGGAAGAGGAGTTCGAGGAAGTAGAGATACTACAAGTTTTCGGAGGACCAGAAATAGTTGAGGAACCAGAGGAGACACAAGAAGAATTATCGGGTACAGTAACCGAAGAAGAAATTATAGCAATGGAGGAGGAAGAAGTCAATGAACCGAATGAACCTACATCAACAACTAAAGTTAGCGAGATACCAACTGAGTCAGAAGAGTCGGTCGTGGAAGACAAACCTACTGAGACTAGCACAGCCAAGGTGGAAGAAGTTAAAGAAGAATCTGAAGTGGAGTCGTCCGTAGACGCAGACGTTGAGGTAACAACACAAGAGTTCTCAGTTGATGTGTCAGATGTTGAGGCTAAGGTATCAGCTACTGTAGCCTCAGTAAGTAAACAATTACAGATTGTAAGTGTAGTTGCAGCAAGAGCTTTGACTCAGAATCAAGCTGACTTGTCATCTTACACTAACCAGAATGCAAACTTGTTTGATGTACGGCAACTGTATCAAGGTAACAATTATACAGATACACGTACATTAGATGAGTATGCAGTCGATGTATATACAGAACAAAACAATAAGTTAATAGCTATGTCTGGTAATGACCCTGTGCTTAAATACCAACGTGAAGTAGAGAACGCTAGGCTTAGGCGTATACAATTAGAAAGAGAATTAGAAATTTTAAGGAGATAATATGATAGATATATTACAAAAGTATGCCATGATTTTAGGAGTAGTCACTGCTATAGGCGGTGGGTTCTATGCTTGGGGTGAGTTTAACACTAGGCTAGATGCTGTGTCTGCTGCTGTAGGTAGTGACACTGTAGAGCAACTACAAAAAGATGTGGCTATCTTAGATAAAAAATTAGAAGTGCTTGAAGCTAAACTTGATGAGTTCAGGTCAGGACTTAATAACCCATTAGGAAACAGGTAGCCCCTGAAATTCAATCAAAAAAGAGGCTACCCGAGATAACAACCTGGAGAAAGGGACACGACAAAACCCTAATAGGTTGCTATCAATTTAATTCATTCTTATATACTTCAGTCATCGTATACAAATCAGGGAACAATTCTTGCGAATAAGTTTCCCAAGTAACTACACCTAAATCTAGGGTATCGTACCCGAGACTTTTAGCGTCTTCTAGTATTTCTATCTTTGTATTTGTTTGCTCATTTTCTGTTTCAACACGTCTATAAATTACCCTACTACGTACTAGTTCCATAACAAGTTTATCTGGTAATAAGTAACGTAACATTTCTATAAATAATCTTTGACAACGATAAAATAAATTCTGATGGTACCCATCTATGAACACAAGCTTTGCTTGTTCTATAGCTATAAGAGCCATTAAACTAGGAAAGTGTGCGTCTTTAATATTACTGTATCCAGGTTCCATTATAAATTTTATTTCTTCTGTTGTTACAGATGCATAGTTATCACATATACTCCAGTAAGGTTTTAACAAAAACAAATCACTGAGATTACTAACTACTGTTATCATCCGAGCCTCCATCAAATCTATACCACGTATGTGCCTCTTCCATAGCTTCATGTACTTGTTCCCATACAGGTGTGCATACAAACATATGAAACTTTGTTGGAAAAACTTTCTCCATACTAACTTGTTGTAGTACAGACATCACTATATCTGGTATTAAATTGTAATATATCCTAGTCTTTGTCATTGTTTCCGTAACCCCAATACTAGGCAGTTCAATTATGGGAGCTAATTGTCCTGTCATTTTGTATGACAGTTGTAAGTATGTTTCTTTTTGTAGATATTCTATTCGATTCTCATTACACCACTCAAGAAACATTAGTTGGTCTGTATCATCTGGTAAAAATCGAAACAAATTTAACGAGTTCCAGTTTGCATTTACTAAAGACAACAACTTAGAGAAGTGTGTGAGTCTACTATCTTGTAACATACTAGGTAAGAATAAGCCTGTACCTAATTTGTCTTTTTGCATAAGACAGATAATACCAAGACGTTGTAGTATCTGTAGATATATTCTATTCAGTTCCTTCAAAGCCTCCTATATCTGATGCAGTAAAATTACCAAGCTCTGGTGTTATTACTATCTTCTTATCTTTATCTAAGGTAGCATGGTAAAGAAACATACCGTGTTCTTTCATTCCTAGGTATGCACCCCTACGTATCTCGGGTTTACTGATGTACCCTTTCTTACATTGCACACCAAACCAAAACCTGCTTCCATCTAAGGAATTAAATAGACCTACGACTAAATCTGCTTTACCTTTACTACCTCGTGACTCAATAATGTAATACTTTATTTCGGGCATCTTATCAAGAAGTTCTGCTAAATGTTTATGCACACGTTTCTCAAATCTATACCCTGCTTGGTATCTGTAGTTTCGTTTAACCATTAGTATGTACCATTCTCCGCACAAATGTTACGATGGGGACAGGAGTTACAGATGTATTTAGGCACATCGGTTGGTAGAGCCGGTAAAGTTCTACTCTGCGAGGAGCTTCTTAATGTACTCACGAGGTCGTGAATATAGGGCTGCCAATGGTCCCAATTTTCTACAACCCTGTCCATTCTTGCGTAAGGTGTATCTACTGCAATCATACAATACTTATATTCCATCGTACTACGTCTGGTATATAGTAACAAAGCATAGGGTATTCTGTACCCGAGTTGCTTTGCTATGTATACCCATAACAATATTTGTTTTAAGTGGTATTTCCAATAAGTAAAATCTTTCCACTTGTATATATCTGTGGATTTAAGTTCCATAGGAATCAAATACTTATTACCATCTTTATCTTCAAACTCTTTTACAAAATCAGTTGTGGCTGCAAAACCTATTGGTTTATCTGCATCCATTTCTACATGGATTGGAAATTGATTTTGCTCAATACTATCCAACCCATGTGTTTTTCCAGGCATCTTGTCAATAATCCTACCCATAGTATTCTCATTAACAAAACCTTGAAACATTCTACGTCTGGCTAGTGGGTCACTAACCGGACTTCTAGGTACGTCAGATAAGTAAGAGTAGTAAGCCTGTCTAATACATTGACCAAGACTAGAGGAACGAACCATGTGGTCCTTACCCTCACCTCTAGCTTTCCACTCTTCAAATCTAGCGTCAAACTCTTCATCCAATACAATTTCAGTGCTATCTTCTAGTGCGTTAATAAACTCACCAGGGTCTGACACCATCTTTTTTACCGTAATACCCATGCTCTCTCCTTAACCTTTTGGTTTGTAGGGCTCAGATTCTTCGCCATCTACTTCGTCAGCTCTTAGACTGAATGATAAGTCAGGCGGGTTATTGCCATCCCTAAATTTATTCCAGAAAGCTAATGCTTTGTACTTACGATTGCCAATCTGTAGTACACAGGAATAACCCCAGTCTTTCTTCCAGCCACCACCAATGTTAACTAAATCAGATTTCTTATCTGAGTTACCATTGTTTTTATAAGCTGCTGCACCACCAGAAGTTCTACCTCCTGTACGTGATGCTCTTGGTGAACCATACGATTCTCCCATAGTAACCTCCTATTTCCAATTAGGTCCGTGTTCTTTCACGTCTAACGGAAGTGTTAAATTTATGCCTTTACCCAAGACATCAGGGATACGAGTATCTATCGTATCTAATAATTCTCTTACGGTATCTAGTTCTGGCTTATATACATCCAGTTCCATTGCATCATGGAATTCCATCCAGATACGTGATACCAGTTTGTTCTCTTTAAACTTGTTAAACATATATATTATACGTTCCTTGTTTAAATCGGCACTAAAAGATTGAATAGGAAAATTAACAACTTGAGTAGGGTTCAATCTTGTACCAACTCTACCATATGGGGAATAAGTATACCCTAATTTTTTAGCTTTATCCAGTAGCTCTCGTTGGTACTTGTTGATACCAAGCTTAGCCATGGTGTTCATAAACTTTTTAACAACACTACCGGCTTCTCTCTTGGGTACACCCGACATGATAAGCTGTGCTATGAGTCCACCCTCTGATGAACCATATACATAAGCAAAGTTTAGCACCTTTGCATTCTTTCTATCAATCTGTGCTAAGTCAGACACAAGTGTATGCATGTCTATACCATTGTTATATGACTCAATTAAGTACGGACTGCCACTTAGATATGCTAGACATCTCAACTCACTCTGACTTGCATCAACAGTAATCAATACACCATCATCGTCAAACACACTCTTAAATATCTCACGTACAGAGGGGGGTATATTCTGCATGTTAGGTTTACTACTCGACATCCTACCTGTCACAGTACCGCCCAAATGTAGGTCACAATGTATAATGTTATTCTCATCTGACATCTCTGGTATCTTATCTATGTACGTTGTAAGTAGCTTCTTTACTTTCCTATACTCTAACACCCTGTTACCAAAGTCTGTATTGAGTTTAGTTAGTACCTCAACCCCGGATGATTTAACTTTATGTTTCTTTTGTAACTCAGTTAATACTTGCAATGGGCTAGATGGATTTAATTTATACTTGGTTTCAAAGTGTGACAGCAACTCTATCTCTTTTGCTTTCAGTATCTTACGTTGTTTATTAAGTTTATCTAAGTCTAGTTTTATACCGCCTTCTATCATGTACGACACAGGGAGTATCATCTCCATATCTATTTCCCGGGACACATTCATATGCTCCCACTTATCTGTATGGTCTTCATAAAATTTACTCCATAACAATAATGTAGCCCAGGCATCTCCCGCAGTATACTTAAGTAATTTAGGACTAGGTTTATGAAAGTCATCTACTGTTATACCATCCCAGTATGGCTCTAGTAACAGGTATCTGTCAGCTAAATGTTTTAATCCATTTTGTTTATGGTTGTAATCTAACTCTCGTTTTAATATTAACGTGTCTATAAATTTACATTTAATATTGTTACCTATGTACTTAATCATCTTTCTACAATCAGCAGTAATATTGTGTCCTACTATAGTCATAGTCCTGTCTTGAAAAGCTTTTTGTAATACATCCTTGACTCGGTTATCTAACAAGAAACCACCAGCCACATGTCCTGCCGCTAAGCCCACTGAATGTGGTATACCTGTGACTGGGTTCCATTCAAAATCTACTGCTAACTCTTTATACTTTGAAGACATCAACACTATCCTACTTAGATTTGTAGTCATAGGTACTTTTAACAAGGTACCTTTTAGTGTGTGATAAGCTCTGGTAAAAGTCTGATGTACGTTAGTAAAACTTATTTTCTTTTCAGAGTAATCATGGATACTACCGCATTCGAATACGGGTACTGTAACCGAGATTTCTGCGAGAGCACGGTGGCTGTCACTACCCATTGATATAATAACAGTAGGTTTTATCTCATCTAATTCTTTCCAAAAAGAAGCAGTGTGTTCTCGTATTTGTTTTATACTTATCTTCTCTACCCACACAGGTACAGCCGACAAACAACGTACCTCTAACTTAGGTAAGTACACATTGCATATACTGAGTAAGTCATCACCTATCTTTGTTTTATGAGGATTTGCTTCATAAGACTTAGCAGGTTTATCTATGATAACTAACACAATCTTTTTACTTGTACCACTTCGTACTTTATACTTCATTCTTTTTTTGTGACTCCAATAATACTTTGAATAGTTCGTCTATGTTCCTGTGTAGTATCCTTTGTATAACCAACTTAGTTGCTAACGTATCCGTATCGGGGCGTTTATCTAACTCTAGTCCTGTCATAATTTCTTTAGTACATTTCTCTATATAGTATGTCATAATATCTCCTCTCATTTTGCTGCCTCGAGTATGCCTTTGTATAAGTGTAAGGGGTCTATCTCGTAAGGTTTTCTTATTAATGGTACCGACCTAGTATCTATGCCGTATGCACCTATTACGTCTTGCAAATATGAACTGATAACTGTAGCATCAGGGTCAAATAATACAAGCACTTTGTAATCACTAAAAAATGGTATGATTTCTGTAGGCATATTTGTACCTAGTAATGCCATTGCAGGTAGACCTAGCTTAGCCACACATAATGCATCAACCACAGACTCAACTATAATACAAACAGGTTGTCCTTTGATAGGCATGTCCGACACAACTTGCATATCAATCCAACTGTACCGTGCATACTTTTCTTTGTATGGTATAGACTTATACTTAGGACCAGAAAAAAGATTACGTATCTGATGTCCATGTACACTCCCATCAAAATCATAGGCAGGGATACACAATTGTGTACTATTAGCCGTGATGCCGTACAGCTGTGCTAGTTTGATTGAAATACCACGTTCCTCAAAGAAACTTTTTACATTGTTATTGTAGTCTATGTTAAATTTATCCCTGTTTAATTCTGTTTTGTATTTAGGACGTGAGTCTTCCTTAGTTACAAGGTCAGTCATCCACGGCTCTAACTTACCTGATTTCTTACAACCAAAACAATAATAGCCATCTGGATATATAGCCAAAGACGGACTACTGTCATCGTGGTATGGACATTTTGTTATTGCTACTACTTTACCCATTACCTGTTCCTAGTCTTAAATTTCTAGCATATCTTTTATGTTCATGCTGTCGTTGTGTTGCATTAAAATTCTGTAATTCGGGTACATATACCCGCTTGGTTGAATTGTTACGTGGTTGGTCAATTGACACAGTATACACAGACAAGTCTCTTTTATGTGGTGTTGTACTCCACACAAACATACCGCCTTTAGTCATCCACCCCGCTGTAGAATCATAGGCATACACACAATCTATACCATGGTTAAAGTACTTGTACGCTTTACTTCTGTCCTTAAGTGTCTGGTCTTTTCTATACTTGTACTTTACATGGTTACGTAAAGGTACAGTATATTTTCTAGATTGTTTACTTTGTCTCCAAATAGGGTGGACATGTTTGACTTGAAACTTGTACACAAAATCCTGGTTAAACACTATAGCATCTATATGTGATATAGGATTATCTGGAAATGCTATGTCCCAACCAGGTATTTGTAATACTTCGTAAGCTAACATGTGTTTAGCTAAAGTTCCACGTTGATTCAATGGGCATGTATTTATAATAGTTGAATACTCTAATGGCTCTCCCATTACGCCTCCTCGACAGACTCAACTTCTAATCCATCAGAATATAAATCACCATCAGCACCTTCAGCTATTAAAAAATCCCAGTCAATTTCATCAGCTCTCTTATGTGCCATGTCATCATTCTCAGCTTCAATCTCAACCTCGTAGTACCTTCTATCTGTTAAAGTTACAGTGTATTTCATAGTTCCTCCTCGGGTTCAATACCCTAATACATAAATGTTTTTAAGTTAGCAAAATCAATATCTATCTTGAACACATCCACAGGTGCAGCTCTTCTAGATTTGATGGTAGTTATGTTACGTACGGTGTCATACATGTCACCGCCTATACCTAATACTAAATCAGTGTGTGCTAATAGACCTGCCTTAGCCTCAAGCAACTCACGTTCAGTTGGTAAATCCACATCAGCATTTAATTGATGGGCAGTAATTATCAGTATGTTCTTCTCTTGTGCTAACTTCTTCAAGTTCTCAGACACATACTCTAATTGAAATCGTTTCTCTTTTATCTGCGGTGTACTCATTACACTTAGATAATCTAGAAAAACAATGTCTGGTCTCAAGGCATCTACCTCAACCTCTAGCTCTGGTATTCCAAATGATGCAGAACACACGGCATAAAAATCTGGGAACTCATCTGCCCCATCCAGTCTTTCTTTAAGCATACTCTCAGAAAAATCCTGGATAGACACAAATAATGTCTTGAGTTTTAATTGAATAGCATCCCGTAACAGAGATAGCAGCACGGTGGTTTTACCTCTACCACTAAAAGCACACAATACTGCTAACTCCTCTTTACATAGACCATAGTAAAACAACTTAAAGATGTCGCTTGACTTGTCACACGTAAATTTACTAATCAATTTTGACTGAGCTACAGATACAAACTTGTGCGAATCAGAGGCTCGTTGTATCTTAGATAACTTAGTCTCGGGTTTTAGTCTGCCTTTTAGTATGTCAGCTACCTCGCCCAACTGTGTTACACTACGTAAGTGTTTCAGTGAACGGAAGCCAACAGCACTTGTAACAGACTCGGGCATTCCTCGTACAAAATTAAACTGTGTAGAGTTTAACTTGTCTTTAACTACATTGATAAAATCATTCTTAGTTAAGTCAGTGTCACACAGAAATAACTCTTCAAGTAAATCATCAAACGGTACGTCTAGCTTTACCTTTTTTAGTTGGTGTTTTAATGCTACTCTTCTGTCTTTCTTTAGTAGAAATGCCATTAGATTCAATACCGAGTTTTCCATGTATCCTTTTACTCCCTACCCATTCTCTTATTTGCCACGGGCTTATATAACTTTTGTATTTGGCTGGTATTAATCTAGTCATTTTGGTCACCATACAATAACTTATCTCTATGCATAAGTAACCTTTCTGTTAAGTTTTCTACATCCGCAATGTTCAAGCCATGTGACAGTATGTCTACAGCGGTGTTAGTACAAGCAAGTATAGTAATACTCTCTTGTTTCTCTTTCTCTGCCTCAGCTCGTAGCCTAGCAGTCTCTTCATAATTAACTTGTTTCTCTTTATAATACCCCAATGTGTTTCTCCTTACCGTAGCCTCGTTTGCTACCATCTACATTGTAATATGTAACCTGTGTTCTAATAAACTTAACCACAGGTACACCTATACTTCTGGCTATAGCCTTAGCCACCTTCATAGTACCAAAGTCATGTGTGTACAATAACTCTTCGCCTTCTGTGGCAGTATCCGCAAACACTTTTACTTTATGTGTTTCTTGGTGTAACTCAACCCACATCTCATCTGGTTTGTACTTAATCTTAATATCTTCTAACAGCATAATAACCTCCTCGGGTATTGTACCCTAACTGTCTAATTCCTTCTGTACATGTTTCTCATGTAAAGATTCTAGTAGTACTTCAGCGACATAGTGTGGCGGGTATCCACCGAACTTGTCTACTAAAGTATATTTGTCGTAGCCTTCAAGAGCAGCACGGAAAACTTTGATATCCGTACACATGTCTTCAAGTACTTCTATTACACTTTCTATCCATACTGTTGTTGCTTCGTCTGACATATTACCTCCCTATTATTATAGTATAATCTATTATATAAATCTGTCAAATAGAACTTTAATCGTAATACATTGTGAGGTATACAGCTAAGACTGTACACACACACAAAGCTATAAACTCTGTCTCCACTGTAACACCTCATTTTTTTATTTTTTTATATGAATCTCTCATACGCTGAAAGAAACTACTACTTCTCTTTCTTTTGTCAGATAACTCTACTAAGCTCTCTACGTTATGTCGGGGTGGATAGTTTATTATCTTCCAAAACCGTGACGACATACCATTAATCTTTTTCGACATGTTTAACCTCCTTAAACCATGATGGTTTTTTTGATGGGTGTTTCCACGTAGCAAACTTTGCTTTCTCGTGCATGTAATAATCACGATAGGCTTTTACCACATCTTTATTTTTGTATTGGTCTGGCATGGCTTGGGCAAATTCTGTTAACCCGAAGTCAATTAAATTTGGTGGTTCTTCTTCTAACTCTTGTAATATTTTGTAACATTTGTGTTCTATCTGAGGCTCGTACCGCCACACATACTCACTATGTAAACAAAACCCTAGTTGAAGTAACCATTTCCAGTTAGACAAAGACCTACCTGCCCATTTTGTACACGGATGTTTTTTGTGCACTGGTTTGTAGGTTGTAGTCATACCGTGCTCATGACACACAGTAGATAACATTTGGCATGTCTCTAACAACATTTTTACCACATGTTTATCACAATGGTACTCAGCACACTGTAATTGGTCTTTATGTAGTATAAATATGTTCATTCTTCTAACTCTCTCCACATGTCATCATCATGGTCAAGTTCTAGGTTATCATACTCATCAGAAAAAAACTCTGGTTTTTCTTCTTGAAGTATCTGATGCACATATAGTTTTTTGAAAGTGTCTGGCAGAAGTGCATAGCCTGGTTTGTCTATGTCTACCATACGCCTCATAAGCCATACAAGATGGTGAGCTTTTTTTAGTTCAATAGTAGTACTCGGGTTCATGTGCCCAAGTTCGTAGTTGGATTGTAAATCTTCTCGTAATAGTTTGCCAAAGTTTTTGGCAGTTAAATCATAATAATAAATTGTCATAGTAAATCTCCTCGCAATAATAATAGTATACCTCTACATCTTTTATTGTCAAATTGTTATGCCATAACTATTAGGTAAATAAGTAGTGATAATACCACACACACAGTTATTTCTATAATTGGTAAGTATGGGTTGTTCATTCTGTTATCCTCCTGGAAGCTGGTGATACCCAACTGGCTACATATGCACATGTAAACTATTTCACTCATCCCTAGGACTGGAGAGCAGTCAAGTATCACGGAGAAATGGTTACCCCTCTCAGCTTCAATTTATTAGTCGTTAATCTTATCGAGCATGTTACTCAAATCGGTTAACTCTTGTGTACTAAGTTTGTCTAACTTACGCATATCTATAGCTTTGATAAAGTCATCCACTATAGGTTTACTTGGTTCGACTTCGACTGTTTCATGATGTCTACTTTCTACATGCTTAAACACATCGTAAGTTTTGTCTTCGTAAGTTTTGGAATGCATGTACATATAATCATCGGGGTTTGTCATCTTACCCGACTGTATAGCATTGTTAAATGCATCCTCTGAGTCTCTCATAAAGTTACCCATGTTAGTCCTCCTCTGGATAAAATTTATTCTGTAATGCTTCGTAATTAGATAGAATAAAGAAGTGGTCTACTTTATCTATACTAGCTCGGGTTTGTACCCGAGAATCTACCATATTAAGACCACCTTTTTTCTGTACTTTAACGAACCTATCAAACTTGTCCTTACTGAAATCTTCAACAGTAGTACTAGCTAATAGTTGACGTTCCCATCTTTCCATACGCATATTAATATCCTCCTTCGGGTGTAGTACCCGAGTTATATATATCTACTTGTTTTGGTATATCGCCCACAAATCTTGTACCATCTTCAGTCAGTAAAATCATACGATTTTTATCAAACTCGTAAGTTTGTTCGCAATAATCTACGTACCAATCATAGTTGCTTTGATAGACGTGATAACCTAAACCAAATTGCCTACTAGCTTGGTTCATACGTGACTTGGTGGTAGTAGTAAAATAACCACCGGTATCTAATATTATGTAGTCATTGTTATATCTAACTACAGCCGTGCTATGGTATACTACACATACATAACCCGCATCATCAGTATAGATACGGGTTTTATGTGCACCAACTTTATATTGTTGTGCCATCTTTTTTTACTCCTTGCATTGCTTCCTGCATTGCTTCTTGCATGTAATCTGGATTGTGTCTTCTATAACCATTAGACTTAGGTACAAAACCACTGCCTGGGTCTTCGGTTACAATACCCTGTATATCATGAACTAAAGTATCCACGATATCTAGAGCTAAATATTGTTCTGGATTGTCTAATTCATATTGAACATAGCCAACCAAGTCAAAAATTTGTTTCTTATTTAGTCTCATTGAACGGTTCTCCTTCTAGCATTAACTAGCACTTCATCTATATAATCTTTGTGGTCTTTGTACCAATCATAAAGACCTAACAAGGTCTCATCGTACGCTTTACCACTAAGAGTAGTTATATAGCCTACTATATCACGCTTGAAATACGCAAATTTTTCTGCATGATAGCTGTCATAATAATCGGGGTCTGCAACTGACCGCCAACGGTTAAGACAGTAAACATTGAAATCACGACCATCCATGTTCCATTGAGCATGAGCCAAAATTTCAGCGGGTCTGGCAAAATCTTCAATCATCTTGCACCTTCCCTATGCTTACTGGGTCTCTATAAATGACCTGCCCATTATTAAACTTAAATGGGGTTGGTGGATGTTCGGGTGTGGTACCCGCATCTTGTTCTTCTTCTACATGGGAACGACCTAACTCATAAGCAAACAAAATGAGCTTATGGGTATCGACAGGGGCATCTTGTAAATGCTCGTCTACCGCTTCCAGGTAATCGCCAACATTAACAAACTCTAGCGTATTAAATACACTAGTTTTGTTAGTGCCTTGCTTGGTTAAATATATAACCATGTTTTCACCTCGCAGAGTATAAATTTCGGGTGTAATACCCGAGTAGTAACTGGGTAGTCGGGTAACTTCAACCATACAGGCGACCAAGTTGTCGACTACTAACTACCTTGGTGTCACTTCGCAGTCACTACTCGGGTGTAATACCCGAGACTCTTAATTGATAGCAACTGGGTAGTTGGAACTGCTTCGACCATGTAGGCGGACAAGTCATACACTACTAACTTCCTTGTCGTCCCTCGCAGTTGCTACTCGGGTTCAATACCCGAAGTTTTTATTGACAAGTAAACCGCCAACGGGTAAACTCAAACCTATAATATTACTAGTTACCACAACGTGTTTATACCATCTAGTTATTAAATATATAAGTAAGTAACAACTAGTAGATATAACTTGTATGGCTTTCCTGTAACACATATAAATAGTATAACATATTGGAACTAATTAGCAAATCTTAATTTTAGTTCACTTTTCATCCACACTATAGCTCTATCCATTCCACTCTTCATCCACACCATTACTAAACTAATTTCCCAATGGCTATTTTTACCCTAATGATTTTTGTAACCGTAAGGGGTCGGGTACTGTATCCGAATAAAAGATTTAATTTGTAAATCCTTAATAATATGTTAATTTATATTTTATGTTATTTAATTTGATGGGTGGAACTATTAAAAATGGAGTTATTCTTATGGGTAAGAATGCAACTAAAAATAACAAAAAAGGTTCTAATTCAATCGTGAAAAATTCGAAAGATGAACGAGCCAAAATTCTAAGGGCTGAGAGAGCAAAGGAAAAGGAAGCAAGTAAAATCGAGCTTCAAATCCTTGAAGATAACACGAAAGATGTTATTTGGAATGCTTGGAGTAATCTTGAAAATACAGAATTATCTGTGTTTCAAATCCGCCAAGATATTGCTTTACAATTAGCTAAAATTAAAGCTTTACAAAATACGGAAATCAACAGGGATATCAAGAAACGCCATGCCTTTGGCAATACATCCCTTGTTTCTTTATCTGATGAAGCTTACAATAACTATCTAGAAAATTATGATGGAGTATCTTACAACTTTCTTAATAGTTGCTTTAAGTTAGCAACTTATATAGATATAGATACTGGTACAATAGACTATCATAAGCTTACTACTAAAGTAGATAGTGACGGAAAAGAAGTACCTAGAAATCTTTCTAGTAACTCTATAACCAATATGACAGGTTCAAGGTCTATGGGTCTTAAGTATGGAGTTGAAGCTAAGAAACGTGAAGACATACCCGCAAAACAAAATGTTAAAGCGGATGTTAAAGCGGAAAAGAAAGAAGCCAAGCTAATGGATGATTTACAACTAGTTAAGGATATTATAACTAGGGGTAGAAAGTTAGAGGGTACAATAACACAAGAACAAGCCTTAAGCGTTAAAAGTGTTCTATCAATGATACATGGCAAAGCCAAACATTTTGCCAAGGTTGAAGCCTTTCAAGAACATTTAATGCAATCACTAGAAATTAAATAGCAAATCAAAATAATAATAGTTCCACCTATTCCACAACACACACAAGATAGATAAAAAAGATTAAATGAAAGCGCAGCCTTTTGGTTAACTTGTTCACACACAAAATAATTTACCGTTCAGAAATCAAAAAAGCGCGGCAAAGATAAGATTTCAGAAAAAAATATTCGTCATAGATCCTTTTTATGAATTTTCATTTTTTCTAAGAAATTCGAGAGAATGCCAGAAAATTGGCAAATGTGAATTTCGAAAAAAATCTACATTGTTCTTATATTGGAATCGGTCACTAGAAAATAACCCCCCCGGGTGTGGCACGACCCCCCATACCAGGATGTAAATATAGATAGATTTTTCAATGCCTTCCTCGTTTTTCCCCAAAAATAAGTCCACATAGTCAGTAATAATATATGTAATGACTACGGGTACTTACAAAACCCCCACAAGTATTACATTTTTCCCATTTGACATTTGCATAATAATTAGATTATAATAAAAATATACAGATAAAATGCAGAAAAAACTTGACAAACGTGATTCTCAACTATTTATACTTATAGAAGGTGTATTGAATGACCGAGAAAGAGTATCTCGTGTTAAAAAACAAAATATGGTACGTGGCTAGTGGACATGGTTTCGATAACTACGACTGTGAAGATATATTACACGATGCTTGTGTCCATATTGTTGAAAATATTACACCGCCTGAAGAATATATGAAGATACTGTATAAGTATGTAGGCAAATATCGGGAACGTAGGTACCGAGAGGGTAAGCGGAACGACAAAGCAACCAAGTTAGACGAACTGGAGGCAACGAATGAATCAAACATTAAGTAAACTATTCCCCGAAACACAAGAGTATGACAAAAAGATATGGAAATTTCTAGAATTAAGCTACAGTAAGGGCTGGTCATACCGGGCAACTGCTAAAGAATTAAACATAGACCACAAAACAGTAAAGAATATACTAGAAAATGTAAAACCTACTGATACATATAAGATATTTATGGATAAAGTAGACAATTCTGTTAAATCATTTAAGGATAGAGAGTTTGCATCTACTATCTTTGACAGATATGAGTCAACATTAAAAGATATCAACGCAAAAATTAGAAAATGCCAAGATAATGATGACGAGAAGAACGTATTAAACTATTATAAATTAAAACTAGTTGTATTAAAGGACCAGCTCCGTGCTTCTCTTGCAATACAAACTCAAGATACACAAACAGTAGCAATAGAAAATGCTATAACTACATTACAGGACGAAGCGTGGGAAGAATATGGCGAAAAAATCCAGTAATATACAAAAATTAGCACAAGACTTTATTGCAGAACTAAATGCACCGATGGGTAGATACATTCCGTCATGGATTGCACCCCATCCAGATAATTATAAGGAGGGCAAAGATGCCATACGGAAAAGGAACATACGGGTCGACAAAAGGGAGACCGCCAAAGAAGAAAAAGCCGCCAATGTTAGCAAAGGACAGGCTAAAAGCAAAACCAAAAAGACCAATGAAAAGGGGTAGAGCATAATGGGTACACCACATCCACTCACTACAACACAACAAGCAATTAATAATATATCAGGGGCTGGGGGTTATGACCTAGTAGCTAATGCTACTGTTAACTCACATATCTATGTAGCTATTACAGTATTGGTAGGTACAGAAGTTATTGCAGATAACACATCCTCGGGTACAGTAACCGCAGTTTCAACAGATACTGATGTATGGGATAGCTTATCTACTGTAGAAGTACCAGAAGGTACTACAATATATGGTAGATGGAACTCCGTAACTATCGGAGCTAATGATACAGCCATAGTATATAGGGAATCAAGCACTACGTAATGTTAGGCTGGGTTACATTATTAAAATCTGTATTAGGTATTGCTGGTAAGATATTCGGCAAGTATCAAATACAAAAACATATTGCGGATAGAAATAAAATAAAAGAACTAAATTATAAATTACGCAAACGTGAACTAGAGAGAGAGGCACTAGCGAAAGCAGATGAAAAAATTAGCAATCATCGTGATTATCTTAACAAGTCTTAGTGGTTGTTCATACGTAGATTTTTGGACAGCAACTGAAGATACAAATCTATATGCGGCACCAGAATGTCCGCCTGTAGAACCTTGTAATATTCAAGATAGGTGTTTAACTCCAGAAGATATGCGTTGTTTAGCAAAACAAAAACAAGCATACAAAACTTGTATCTGGGTTCACGAACAAGCATGGGATGCATTAAATGCTAAGTAGGTTGTGGCAAATGCCGAGGAGACTGGGCACCGCCAATACAACCTGCCTAGTTGAAATATTATGAAAACAGTAGTACATGTTAACCAACACATTATTAAAAGTAACTATAAGAATAAAGAACGAAAACCTGTGTTAACTGTTAAAACGTACAAAGATAATGTGTATGCTTCAGAGGTTATAATTAAAGGTGACTCTAAGATTGTGTACAGCCCAGACAAGCCTTTACCATGTGGTGCAAAAGTTTGGATAGAAACTGAAGCACAAGTAGAAGTATTATGATAAGAGACTGGTGGTACAAAGATAAAAAGATGTTAGCGTTGTGGCATAAGATACACAATATGACCCCGGAAGAATTTGCAAATTTTGACAAGAAAGTTAAAGCAGAGTTATTATACTGGTATGGAAGTTTGTTTTTCTTTAAGCCGTATCCTGCACAACAGCCTATTGTGGATGATAACAATTTCAGTGTTTATGTGCATGGTAATAATAGTTCTGGTAAGTCATATTGTTCAGCGGCTGTTACTGCGTACAATGTAATTGGTTGGCATCCAAACCACGAGATAGCTAAACCTAAATATGGAGACAGAATTATCTGGGCATTTAGCCCGTCATTTGATATACAAAGAACCTCTAGTCAAGTTCACCTGTTCTCTACTGATACTCCAAACAGTATTGGATTATTGCCGAGCATTGAGTCAATAGAAAAACGTGGCGGTAAAGTAGCATGGGGTAAGAATAGATGTATTGACTTTGTTAAATTTTGGGATGGCACATTACTTGAATTCAAATCTGCTGAAATGAAAACACAGAACCTACAAGCTTCTGGTATTGATTTCTGTTGGTTTGATGAGTGTCCGTCAAACGTAATGCATGATGAAATTCTTGCTAGACTGTTAAGAAAGTCCGGGAAAATGATTATGAGTTTTATTGTTGAGGACGCAACTAGCAACTACATAGCACAAGACCTATACGGAAAGAACAAAGAAGACAAAGATACTTCGTTTCATTTTATTGACGTATATGATAACTTGTCATTAGATAAAGAAGAGATAGAAAGATACAAGAAAAGATTTACTGAAAGTGCAATGCACTGGAGATTTAGTGGGGGCGGTAAGTTCCAACTACAACCGACTGGTCAGATTGTTTATCCAGACTTTTGTCAGCAACATGTGTTCGATGATTTAGTTGAACAGTATGACCCACTAAGGACAGTATGGAGAGCTTGGGATTTAGGGTATACTCGCCCAGCTTGTGTTGCTTTTCAAATAACTAAACATGGACATAAAAATATATTGTATTCTAGATTAGGAAAAAACATACAGTTAACTGACTTTATTGATGAAGTAGTTGCGTATGAAAAAGAGATAATGCCTGAAGTACAGGCTACAATGGATTTACTACCACACGATGCGAATAGGAAGTATGATGTATCACCGGAAACAAGTGCGATGATATTTAAACGAAAGGGGTTACAAACGGACGTGGTATATGTAAAACGAGATACAAGTGTAGTTTTAACTAACGAAGAATTAAAAGAATTTAACTCGGGAATACCTAGTATTAAATTAGATTCTAAACATTGCGGCATCTTAATACAAGCGTTGTCTGCATATACTAGAGATGATGCTGGAGTACCTAGACGAGATAAATACTTTGAACATGTTTCGGATGCGTTTAAACTAGGTTTGTTTTACATATCCAAAAAATTAGTAAACGACCAAGAGTTACCTGTAGAGGAACCTAAATATTATACGGATAACTTTGATACGCCTACCAGAGAGAGGATATTTAATTGAACGAAAAAAACATTATTAAGTTCCATGCACATTTAGTAGCTCAAGCATCGCCTGAGTTTCAAAGTGCTACGGCTGATTGGAAAGAAAATATGCGATTCTATATGGATGAATATAACTTTCAAAACAAAATAGATTGGCAAACTAAAATCAAAGACCCAATAGTAGACAACCTAGTAGTCCGTATGTCTAACTTCTTTGTAAGAATATTAATGTCTACAGATAATAAATACTTTACTGTAGAACATACAGATAAAAAAGTACAAGCAGGATTGAATAAACTATTAGAACAATCATTAATACATAATAGATTTCCGTTAGTATTTGGAGATGCACTTAAAATGGCACTACTAACATCTCCGTATATTACTAAAATTAAATATACATATGAAGAAGAAAGCTACCCACAGTATAATGAAAAGACTGGGGATATTGAATCACAAGAATCAGTTATAGGTAGAGTTAACATAGAACCTGTAAGTCCGTTTCACATAATGATTGACCCTAACGGTGAAAATTATATTATTGAATCGAAAACATGTTCAGTTGCTGAGTACCAAGTTTTATCAAAAGTAAATAATTGGAACAAAACAAAATCAATAATACAAGAATCTGTTAACAAAGCTCAAGGAAGTGACGAAGCATATGTTACAGATGTTAAACTAGACTATGTATATAGTAAATTTATCTCTGACGAACAGGGAAGAATACTAGATACAAACGTACACTATGTAATAGTAAACAAAAAACATGTTGTCTATTACGGAAAAAATACATTACCAAATGGGAACTTCCCTTATTGTATGGGATTCCCAATGAAAGTTTTACAAGGTCGTTATGGCAGGGGTTATATTACAAAACTAAGAAGCCTGTTAAGTTCATATGTCGAAAGTATGAATCTTCTGCTCGATGCATTTACAATATCTACACTGGGCGTGTATGAAGTTGTAACTAGCAATATCGAGTCAGGTAAAGCCCATCTGTTTGGCTCTGTAGTTCCGGGACGTATGTATCCGGTTTCAGCCCCAAACACAATCAATCAGGTGTATAACAATTCCTTAAACCCAAATGCTGTAAACCTTTTATTCACAATAGATAGACTTATTCAAAATAGGTCTTTCCAAAATGAGTTCTTCCAGGGAGCACCTACGTCTAAGGGTAGACCTACTGCTTCTGAAGTAGCAACTAAAACGCAAGAGACTTCAAGTTTCTTTACAGATATAGCATCTGAAATAGAACGAAGTATTATAGAGCCGTCATTAGAATTGCTACTACATACAGAACTTATGTACATGGATGATGATGCTCACGCACCGATGTTCACAGAAGATGAAACGGATTCGTCAGTATTACATTTACTTTCTATGAGTTTTAATGAACGAATGCAGTTGATTAAAGATGCCCGTATCCGTGTCCGAGGCATATCAGGGAAAGTTATGAAGATGAGTAACTTTAACAAATTGATGCAAATTGTTAATGTTATTGGAAACATGCCGGAAGTTGCACAGGCAATTGACCCGGCAAAATTTGTTCAGAGAATTTTTGAGAGCTTCGATGAATCTCCTGAAGATTTACTGAATATGGAGAAGATACAAAACGTCAACCAACAACCTCAACCAACTCCGGGTACAGCACCCGAACAAGCTCCTCCAGGACCAGAACCAGGTATGGCTGATTTAAGTCAGATGCCAGGAATGGGAATACCAGACATGGAAGGGCAAGGTAGTGAGGAAGAACAATTGCAGGAGGTACTAGCAAATGTCAGAAGAAGTCAAAACACCGGAACAAGGTAGTGAAGATACCAGGGTTAAAATAAACCCAAAGGATGCCGCTACATCTATGTTACCTGCTGGATTGGACGCAAACAATTTAACTCCAGAACAGCAAATGAATTATACATCTACAATGGTTAAAGCATCACGTTTACACGAAAAAGCCATAGATGGATTATCCAAAGAAGAGGAGGATGTGTTTAATGCATTACTTATAGCTACACCGGATGATATCCCTGTAGAAGATAGGTTTGCTCAAGCACAGCAACTCTTTAACACTACTGTGAAAAAAGTAGAGAAAAAAGAAGAACAACCAGAAGAAGGCACAAAGGTTTCTCCAAAAGGTGAAGCGGATGTAAGTTCCAAGGTTGCAATAAATAATAGTAATCTGTTAGAGGAAACGAATCCAGCTCCATATGGTGATGATAACGAATATTTCAAATTCTTAGAAGATAGATACAAAAAACAGACTACTGTTAAAAGACTACAAAATAACAACTAGGAGGTAACTTAATATGCCACAAGGAGCAATTAGTTATTTAAACGAGGAAGCCAGACTTGCCAAGATTAAAATTGACTCTGATATCAGATTTCAAGCTGGTAACATGATGCAATTCAGAAACTTGGCTAAGCCTATAAATTCCTATGGCAAGAACAAAGGTTCACAAGTTGAGATAGAAAAGTACCAAAAACTTGGCACTGCAACTGGAACAATCAGTGAACTTCAATCTTTGCCTATGCAAAAACCAAGTGTTGGATTTGTAGTTGCAACTGTTAACGAATATGGTAACGGTGTATCTTATACTAGAAAAGCACAAACTTTAGCAGAATATTCTGTAGATGAAACTCTTAAGAAAATTCTTGCTATGAACGTAGCTGAATCTATGGATAAGATTGCTGGAACTGAATTCCAAAATGCAGATGTATTCTACACTCCAACCGGAGCTTCAGCAGGTACATTCGATAAGGATGGAACTGTTAGTACTGGAGCAGGGGCAAGTGTTAGTGCATTCCATATTAGAGAAATTATCAAAAACATGAAAAACGATAACGTACCTAAATGGGACGGAAACTCTTACTTAGGAGTTTTCTCAGCATTCGCAATGTCCAAATTATTCGAAGATACTGCAACAGGCGGTATTGTCGATTTACATAAATACGACCAACCAGAAAATTTAATCAATGGTGAGATAGGTTCTTACTTTGGATTAAGAATGGTAGAAGAGAACAATGTTCTTTCTAGCACAATTGGTGGTCATGCATCGCATCAGGGTGAGGTAATCATCTGCGGGTTCGAACCTGTAGTAGAAGTATTAGCACAACCTGAAGCAACGATGATAGAATCATGGGACTTTGGTAGATTTACTGGAGTAGCATGGAACGCACTGACAGGGTTCAAAAAAGTTTGGACTAATTCCACTGACAGTGAGTATCACTTAGTTAGAATTCATTCTAACGATTAATGGAGGTAACAACCAATGGCTTTTAATAGTAAAGTAAATGCTATGATAATTCCAGTATCAGCTGACCTTGACGGAACAGCTGGTGATGATTTTACCTTCAAGGTAAATCACCCTATGGTTGTACATAGACTTGAATTTATCGTACAAACAGCAGTTGTAGCTACATCTACTGCACCAGTAGTATCATTAGATTTTACTGACACAGTAGGCAGCGTATCTAGAGCTGAAAAAGTAACACTAACAATTCCAAACACTACAGCAGCTGGTGTAACAATAGAAGCGGATTTAACTCCGTTCTTTGTACAAGACACTGACATCTTACATTTCGAAAGAAAAACGCAAGGTGCTGGTGGTACTACAGCTGGTGATGGGTATTTCTTATTGTATTATGAGTTAATCCCAGACGGCAATGGAGTTGCTTAAACAACATGTGGTATAGAGTGCATCTTAATAGAATTCACTTTAACCCATTGGATAAGGAGGGCAAGTTCGTAAGAGTCTTGTCCTCTGGACCTATATTTAATGTGGAAACATCATCAGACTTAGAAGTTGAATTGCTATACATGTTAGCAGAAGAAAACTCTGAACTGATGCAATTTGTTAAATCCTGGACAGAACAAGATAACTCTTGGTATCAGCTAGTATTTACCAAATTGTCAGACGCATCAAGAGCTGGGTTTACCGGCAAAATGAAAGTATTTAGTTATTGTGGTTATGCGTTGTTTCAACGTATTAAAGACCATATACAATTTGAAACTAAATATATGAACATAGGACAATTAAGTGCTTATAATCTACAATCAAGAGATGTAAAAGAAGAAGTAAGAAACAAACCTAACCATACAATCCCAGGTGGCGAAAAAGTAGGACAAGACTGGGTACAGAAACATGGAGGAGAATAGATGTCAAGAAGTGAATTAAATTATGATAGAAGCAACGTAGTTACAAAAGTAAAGAGTATGTGTGGCAGAAACTTTACTGGTATTGATGATGTAATTAAAGATTTGATAAACGTGTCAATAGAATTGTTTGGTAACATGGTATCTTCTGTTTATGATGAATTCGTGTATACACATACAATAACTAGTGGTGAAGTAACTGCTAAAACAGACGAGTATAATTTACCTAATAGAACCAAATGTATACTAGATGCATATTATATTGACGTATCTGGAAGTGATGATGTTTATTATCCAATCCATTTAAGAAGTCCAATTGATTTTGATTCAGCAGTATCACATGGTACTACATACGGAAGACCAAGTTTTGATTACGGTTCAGATACATTAAAGTTTGGACCAGGGTATATGTCGAGTCGTTCTACTCGTGCTGATTATCAAGGGATACCTCAATCTGGATATAGAGTTAATAATGCGTTTCATGTTTACCCAACACCGGGAAGCAGTGAACAGGATAATAAAATAAGACTTATGTTAGGAATGTATCCAGCAGAATTACAATCAGATGGTGATAGAAATAGTATAACAAAAAATTACCCTCAAGCATTAATTACATATACAGCAGCATTATTTTGGTTGTTACATATGAATGATTCACAACGAGGACAACAAACATTAGGTCTAGCAACAATGTTATTACAATCATTTGCAACACAAGATGAAGTAAATAAATTAGTAAACATAACAATTAAATTACCTAATTAGGAGGAGCAATGGCAAACGCAATATATCCAAAAGCAAAAGAATCACTATTAAAAGGTGAGCTTGATTTGGAAGATAACACTATCAAAGTAGTATTAGTAGATACTGGTACATATACATATGATGCAGCACATGATTTCTATAATGACTTATCTGGCGTACTCGGTTCAGGGGTAGCATTATCTAGTAAAACTGTAGCACTAGGTGTATTTGATGCAGCAGATGTAACATTTACTACACCGGCATCAGGTACAAGTATTGAAGCATTAGTTATTTATAAAGATACAGGTAACGTAGCAACAAGTAACCTTATAGCTTACATAGACGCAGGAACGGGATTACCGTTTACTACTAATGGAGCAGATATAGATATTGTTTGGGACTCTGGTTCTAACAAAATCTTTGCAATATAATGGGCGGAAAAAAGACACCTGCATGGACACGTAAAGAAGGGCAAAGTCCTACTGGCGGATTAAACGCTAAAGGTAGAGCTTCAGCTAAAGGCAATCTTAAAGCACCACTAAATAAAGGCACAAGTGGTAGAAGAGTTAGCTTTGCAGCTAGATTTGCAGGAATGAAAGGACCTATGAAAGATAGTAAAGGTAACCCTACACGTAAGGCATTAGCCCTTAAAAAATGGGGATTTGGCAGTGTTGCAGCTGCACGTAACTTTGCAAATAAACATAAAAAGAGGAGTGCATAATGGCAAAACCAGGATTATACGCAAACATACATAAAAAACGTAAAAGAATAAAAGCAGGTAGTGGAGAAAAGATGAGAAAGCCTGGAAGTAAAGGAGCACCGACAGCTGCTAATTTTAAGCGTTCAGCTAAAACAGCTAAAAAAAGAAGGAGAGCATAATGGCAATAGCAGGTAACAAGATAACAAGAGCTAAGATTGAAGCTGATGCAATTGATGGTACAAAAGTAGCTGATGACTCACTAGATAGTGAGCACTATGCTGCAACTAGTATTGATAATGAACATCTTGCAGACAATGCTGTGGGTACAGATGAAATTGCAGATGATGCTGTCACATATGCTAAAATACAAAATGTATCTGCTACAGATAGAGTATTGGGTAGAGACTCAGCAAGTGCAGGAGTAATCGAAGAGATTACACCAGCTAATTTACGTACAATGATTAACGTAGCTGATGGAGCTAACGCATATACTCACCCTAATCATAGCGGTGAGGTTACATCCACAGCAGACGGAGCTACAGTAATAGCA